GTTTAGGCAGTACCTTTTCTTGGCATCGGTGTGTAAAAGCACCGACAGCATTAATGAATGCCTTTATCAGGGCCTCTTCGTTAGTGCAGGGTAAAGTGACTCGGTCTTCTGTATTGGGTATATTGTCTATCCTTCGAAGCTGTTTCCAGCTAGGATGACGCCAAGGTCAGGCAGGCCTTGCTCGTTATCTCAAAGCGTGCAGCATTTATACCATGCGGTACGTTGCTGGAGATGCGCTGCATAACTCAGCCGAATTTGGGCCCACTGTTAGTCTAACTAGTGGTGGGCTCCCTCGTATACTTCCACCAAGGTGGCGTGAAGCTCTACGAGGAAGAGACCCTACGGTGATCCGGCTTACTCTGACGATCTTTGGCTTATACCGAGTCTTAGATTTTAAGGGAAAGTTGGACACTAGGACAATTACAAGTCCGGGGACGGGGACGATTTCTTCGGAGCTGGGCGGGTACCTCCCAGTCTTCGTGAAATCTTTCCTTCCTCAGTGGGATTCTCAACGGTTTGGTTGGGATCCTATTCCCTTGCTCTCCAAAGGAGCCCACGTACATACTTCAGTCTTCGGGAAGTCAGTCCGACTTCCGAAGGGAGGTTGGACATCGCAGGGGGCCTTGGCCTCAGCGATAGCGGCTGTGGAGCCGCATCTTCCAGACCTTAAGCGGGTTGCCCTCGCTTTAGGACTAGGGTCCGAGTATGAGTCCCTTGGGGCTCTACGGATGGCTCTTGGAGATGTCGTATGGCACGTGCCACTTAATTTTAAGTGGGGCACATTCGTGTGTCGAGATGGGGAATTGCCGGTCCTCAAGACGCTTAGTGCCCCTTCTGGGCGCTTAGCTGTTAAAGAGGAACCGGGAAAGGTGCGTGTCTTTGCAATGGTAGACGCCTGGACGCAGTGGTTTCTGTATCCGCTTCATAAACGGATCTTTAACTGGCTCGGCACTCTACCGACCGATGGGACGTTTGACCAACGTGCCGCGGTTAGTAGGGCGATGAGTAAAATCGATGGTAAGACGAAAGTCTTTTCCTTCGATCTTTCTGCGGCTACGGATCGTCTGCCAGCGCAACTTCAGTCAATGCTGTTATCAGCATGGCGGCCTGGTCTAGGTGATGCTTGGAGAGCATTACTAGTCGATCGAGACTATCGTCTCCCTCGACAGGCAATGAAGGGACGGGGGGCCTCCGTCCGATACTCCGTCGGACAACCTATGGGGGCTTACTCATCGTGGGCTATGCTCGCGATGACGCACCACGCGATAGTGCAGTTCTCTGCCCGAAAGGGCGGAGTGACGGATGGGACAATATGGTTTAAGGACTATGCCGTCCTAGGTGATGATGTCATCATCTGGGAGAAACGAGTCGCTAAAGCGTATCTCGCAGTAATGCGAGAATTGGGAGTGGATATCTCAAGTTCGAAATCCTTGAGCTCCGGCTCGGGGGTCTTTGAATTCGCTAAGCGATTCGTGGTAGCGGGAGTGGACTGCTCTGCAGTTCCTCTTGCTGCTCTCGCAGCGTCTTCGCAGAACTTGGCGGTTTTCGCCGAGGTCTTGAAGATGCTACCGGCACGGTCTATCTCAGTGATTTTCCGGTTCTTAGGATTCGGTTATAAGGTCCTTGGTGGACTGTCTGTGATCCCTTTCGGGGCAACTCGAAGGGCATGGGCGGCCTACTGGGCTTTACAACCGGGAATCTGCCTACAATCAGTAGACAGATGGTCCCAGTGGTTTGTTACCACTGGGCCGGCAACGCAAGGGCTCCAACCTTCGTGGTTTGGGGTTCTAGCGGGTCTCGCTGAGTTTGTAAATTCTCAGCGTCCTAAGATGCCAGCAGAGGTGCCGTTCTTCTTCTCTCAAGCGTATTTACTTGAGTTGGAGGGGGCGGTAGGATCGCAAGATTCTTTTAACCCAAATGTACCTATTAAAGGTATTCCAGAGGTGGAGGTGGTCTTGGCCGCTCTCTTCCATGGAGCCTATTCCGAATTGTTCGTTCGGAATCGTAAGCGAGTTCGAGAGTTTGATGAACTCTTCGAGCAGACTTGCGTTAAAATAGGACCGGAAGGAGTTGATGAGGTGATGGCCCTTAGGGACCCTGCACCTTCGTCGACTCTCTTATCGACGGGAAAGGAACAATCTCCTGCTTGGAGTGAGTTCGTCGACCTCGACCGGAAAGTTCTGGTCGCGGTAACGAAATGGATTCGGTTCAGAATCCAGATTAGGAACGCCCTAGGTAAGGTGCAATCATTGGGGAGACGATCTCAACCGGGTAAGGGCTAAGTGGGGAGTCTGGATCCTCTGCCGTCTGCGGATTGCAGAGGCCCACGCGGTTTATCACCGACGTGGTTCTGGATACCATTTAGCTTAAACTCGCTCAAGGGGACGAGAGACCTTCTATGTGGAAAGTAGAAGTGTTCTCTGAGTCACTTTATCTGAAAGTATAGAAGCGTATTCGTACGCGTTCTATACTCAAGACTTTAAGCGCGTCTAAGCGTGAAACTCTTCAGTAAAACTCTAGAAATAGAGGGG